CTTGTGCTGATATAGCCTGTACTTCTTTTCTTACAAGAAAGAATGATACTCGTCCTGAATTATCTTTTTCATATACTGAAACTTCCCTGTCTGCGTCATTTGAAAAGTCTACCGTATCTTGTGTTATAAATGTCACACCTGAATCTGACTCTACTCTCATACCGTCTCTAATTTTCAGAAGGTACTTAGTATTAAGATCCCCCGAATTTACAGCTGGGCATAATTGATAAACTGACAAAGTTGTTACAGCAGGTGAAGTCACCTTTGGTTGATATCCTAAATACTGTGATAGAGAAATAACATTCTCAATATCATCAGCGTGAACCATTAGAGATTCTTTCAGTGTATCGTCAATGTAATACGAAAGTGAATCTCCAATAAACGAAGCCATTTCAATAAACATCATCCCTGGAGATGACTCATTGAAGTCCGAATAAGTTCTTGGAAAGTATGTCTTGGCAAAATCAATTAAGTTCCCTCTGAATGACTGAAAGTCTTTATTCAGATACTTAATATCTTTACCACTACTATTAAAATCTTTATTTGTTTTTGTTATTGCCATAATCTTATACTGTAAATGTTACAACCTCTAAACTCGGATTGTCACCAACTCTAAATGTAATAGAAACATTCACTCTATTTCTATCTTTAAGATAATCAGTTTGTTCTATTTCTATTTCTTCAACTGTAACATAAGGAAGCCATTGTTCTAATGACTCTGTGATTGTAGTCTCTATTTCTGCTGAAACGTCATCGTTATTAAACTCAAAAAGTACTTCTTGTAACCCACTACCAAATTCAGGTTGAAGGATTCTTTCACCCCTGCGCGTGAGCAACAAGTTTTTGATGTTTGACCTAACTTGGTCAATCGTCTGATACGTTTGGTCAAAAGCAGTATTCGTAATCTGAATTGGTAGAGATATACCAATTGCGTAGTCATCAAACTCTTCCGTGTCCTTTACAATTTTTCTACCTAATTCAACTGCCATTTATCTTACCAATTACTTTTACCACTTCCTGGACGGTATGGTTCTGTTTTACTTTTATCAAATTTCTTTACCAACTCAGAGTTGTCTCTGTTAAGTACTCGGTCTAATGCCGCCAGTCCTGTCTTAACACCAAGTCCATTTGGAGAAGGTCTTGAAGACCCACCACCACCTTGTCCTTGAAATTGTGCTTCCATTTCTGCTCTCATATTAGCTTTAACCTGTTCTGCACCACCTTCACTCATAGCAACCCCGTTAGGTTGTGGTCTCATATTGTGATTCATTGTAGGATACTCTTCCATATCTTCAGGATTTCCCGATGCTTCATTAATTTGCTTTGGTTGTTCAGCAGGTGGAACATTCTTTGGATTGGGACTATAATTCTGTGCTGTCTCCGCTAATACTTGATTGATAGCAGGATTAGAACTAAACTGTGGAATATTATTTTGATTAGTTGAGTTTTCATCCATAAATGTACCCTCTTCATAATCATCATTTCCGTTTACGTGGCCATTAGGGCCATATACTACGTCTTTAGAACTAATCTCGTTAATTTTCTTTTTAAGTTTTTTATTTTCTTTTCGTAGGGAAGCAGTTTCTCGTTTTACGGCTTCTTTCACTACCCTTGGTACGGTCTTTTTGACCTCTTCCTTAACGATAATCTGAATTCCTTTGACTAATTTATCTATGTCCATTGTACTATTTTAGTTTTAACCTTTTGTATAAATATTTAACTATTGTATTTTTCAACTCAAACAGTGTAACCAATCCAAGGAACAATCCCTGGAGCGGGTACGGGAGTTGGTGCAGACGGATATAATGAAACAGTATTTACGATTCCTGACACACTTTGTAAATGTATTGTTGCCGATAATATAAATTGTTGTAAAAACGTATCTGTATTATCCAATGGTGGAAATGGTGGACTCGGAGTCCAAGAGCCTGGAGATGTGACATTGTTAGAAGTCACAGATATATTTTGGATTGCTCCTGCGGCAGGTATAGCAGGTATAGGTATTGGTTGTAATGTTGCACCTGTCCAATAAACAACTATTCCCTTTCCAAACTCTGTAATTAAAGAGAACGAAGGAGATGTTGTATTCTGACCAACCTGAAGAGATACTTTAAATAACCTCTCCATTGCCTGTTTATTACCTTGTTGAAGTGTCACACCGTTGACAGTATCTCTACCTCGTTTTATAGCACGGTCATACTCGTCTGCATAAATCTTTGCTACCGTATCTATATCACTTATAGTGTCAGGTCTGTCAACTCTTCGTTTGATATTTTGTTTGAATATATCCCAACTCATTATGATGTAGAATTCAGAGAACTCAATACGTTTCTCAAATCCTGTTTTATTTTATTAAAGGTTGCTATATTAGTTGGGCCAGATGAAGATGGGCCACTTGGAGTCAAGAAAACCTGCTGTGTGATAGCGTCAATTAAATCACCTAATACAGATACTAACTCGTCACCTTTTACAATAGGTTGTAAGTCTTGGTCTCCTAAGTTTATCTTTCCATTATTTGTGTTTAAACTTATGTCACGGTCTTCAGCATTTACAATTATATCGTCACCAACTGTGACGTTAATACCAAGTCTATTGTCAATTGATAAACCACCGTCTGATATAAATCCATAATTCTTTTTAGAGTAGAATATCATTTCACCTGTCTTTGCTGACAAAATTAATCTACCCGAATTCATTAGTATCTGATTTCCCCGTAGTTCAGATGGGTAGTTATTAAATGAATCAGGTGAAGTTTCAAAGTCTGAACTTCCGTTCTCGTCAACCGTCCCTGCTTGAAATGGAATTTGATACTGATTAGAACCAAGAACGATTATACTACCGTCCCTATTTACGTCCTCTTCAACCGTTGTATTAATTACATTATCTTCATCAATAGTATTTGGATTTTCTCCGTTACGTATAATAGTTGTTGGAGAAAACTCATTACTGTCATTATTGTATCCTGAAAATCTTAGTGATTGTCCAAATCGTGATTCAAGTAAAGTGTCACCTTCATATAAACGTAACTTATGAATTCCACCATTTGCTTCAAAATAATCACCATATCCATCTGTTTCAGAACTTGAATCACCACTACTTCTCGCTATTCCTGTTTTCTGTACATTAGAATAGTTGGAAGAGTTTCTACTGTTTGATTGGTTCTTCTTTGGAAAGACTCGTGAAATAGTACTGTCCGATGAATTGAAGTTAGGTGTTATCTCTACACCTGTTCGGTCATAGAAATATCCACCGTTAGGGCTCTTTGTGATACGTACTATCTCATTCTTTACAGGTAAAGTTTTTACATTAGGTGAAGGGTAGGCTATATCTAATGTCTTGTTACTTGTAGTAGCATTTTCTAATGACTTGAATCGAACAGAGCCTATATAAGCAGATGCTTCATCTGATAAGTTAAGGCTCTGAAGTGTTTGGTTATCTTCATCTAAAATAACTTCAAACACGTATCCCACAAACACATCTTTATTAGACGTACTTATGGATTGATTAGATTGTACGGCTACTAACCTTGAATTAGCTAACATCGTTTTCTTCTAATTTTTCTTTTACCTCATTGATATCGTCATCTGACATAACTTCTTCTTCGAGTACGATTTCATCTTCAACCTCGTCAATCTCTTTAAGAAGTTGCTCCCTTTCTTCTTTAGATAGGAATCCCTCTTCACCTTCATTTTTTTGTCTCGAAATCAATATTCTTTGAGCAATAGTTGCCAACTTGACAAGTTGTTCATCGTTCTTAACCGATGTTTCGATAAGGTCTTTTATGATAGGCCCGATAACCGCAAAGTCTCCTGCGTGTCTAACCATATTACGCATCTCCGCTATAACCTCGGATATACGTTTCTTTTTATTTACTTGGTTATCATAAATATCTTTAAATAGACCACTTAGGTCTTTACCTGGAAATAACTGAAAATCGTCTGACATACTTTACCTGTATTTTGTTAGTATATATAAATATAGGTAAAAGAAAAAGTGGGAGAAGTCCCACTCTTAATTATTTATATGTCCAAAACTTATCTTGTTCTGTACTTGAAACTGTACCGTTTTCCAAGAATTCATCTAACATTTTTTGTTGATGACTTCTCATTGTTTTTACTACCTTTGTAATGTAGTGAGTTTTACAATTAGCCATTTCGCGAATGAGTAGATACAGGTGTTTCTTATTGTAGTTTTCTACATACTCACTTCGTCTGAATAGTTCAAGAATAGCATCGGCTATTTGTATGTCTCTTTTCTTTGTGAATACTTCTGTCAAATGTCTGTCCCAATAATTCAACATAAGTTCTTTGAACTCTTTGTATTCTTCGTTTTGTTCTCTCTGTTCAAAGTCATCTTCAGGATTCCAAGTTTCTGGCATACCTGAAAGTAGTTCAGTCTTTTTGTATCGTTTGTAATTTTTATTGTTACGTGCGATAAGATAGTTCTTAGCAATAATACTAAAATAGGAAAAGGCTTTACCCTTTCCTTCTTTGTACATATGAATTTTCTCCAATAAGTGAGATACAACTTCCATCTTTACATCCTCTTTTGGGACATCAAAGTATTGGAACTTGAAAGTGTTAAGAATATTTTCTGCTAATTTATCAAATGGATATTGAATTTTATCAGCATATATCTTATCTTTCTCCCTCTTTGATTCAGAGTTATTGTAATCTATTATCGCCTGTTCTGTTTCTTTCGTAAAATAACGTTTCTTCTTTCTCTTCCGTGGTGCCATATTCTCTCTCTAAGTTTATTTTATATTCCTCTATAAGGGTCTTTAATTGTTGGAACACTGCTCCTACTTCGTCTTCTGACTCGAAGGCTCCTTTAAGGTCTACTGTCCTCATATCTTCCAACATATTATTTAGTGTATCCAATGTATACTCTGCATTGTATACAAGTTTGTCTTGTGTTTTTTCTACCACCTGTACCATAACATAACTCCTATAAAAAAGAACTAAGTTAAATATAAATGATATAATAAACAGTATTACAAATAGTGTTGTCATTATGCCTCTCCTTTTGGGCCGTAGTACATACCTCGTATGATATCTTCATCGGCTTTTTTCATTCTATCTTCCGCTTCTTTTACCTTTTCTTCGGTTTCTTTTTCTATCTCGTCAACTCTTTCCATAATTGACTCGAAATCTACAACCTCTGTATCTACTAATTCATCAAGTAGAACTCGTACCATAAGTTCTAATGTGTATACTTTATGTTGTAGTAGTCTTTCCATTTCTTCGTTCATATTATTCCTCTATTGAACCTGTTAGTTCATTTCTTTCTTTTATTCCAAGTGAATCTAATAATAATTTAGTTTTTTCGTCACTCGATATAACCTCACTCTCCTTTCCAAATACTTTTTGAATTGATTTATAAGAGTACCCGATTGAACTTGCCAATCGGACACACATAATTTTAAATTCATTAACCGTCAAGTCATTCGGGATATCAAATGAAACTTGAAATGCTTCTCTGTTATTTGGATTATCGTCCTTGTAAATTAATTCTGGCATTACAGTAATTGATATCCTTTTTCAATTAGTGGTTCTGCGTGCTTCCATTTTATGAAAGTAGTTTCTCCTTCGGGAGACTGTAACATAACTTTCTCGTTACGTCCTATGTCTCTTTGTTTAACTACCTGTGGATTGTATCTACGTTCAGGACTATTAGGTGCAATACCATTAAGTGCGTCAATTAATCTTTGAGCAGTGACTGCTTCAAACAAACCCATATCTTCCATCAATTGGTCTCGGTTCTTCCATTCATCCCGTGAAGCCTCAAAAATAACTTCACCTAAATTAGATGTGTTAACCTTAATCCATTTATGTCTGACTGTCTTTCTTACTTTACCATCCTTTTCGTGGTCAAGTTCAAAATAAACAAGTCTATCATCTGATGTCTCTACTATTTCGGGATTTACCAAATCTATTCGTTCGTATTCCCCACCAACATCAATTGTGGCTATTGGAAGGTCTGACTCAAAGTCTAATCCTGTCCACCCGATAATTCTCCCATCGGTCTCTTCTCGAATTGAACGTTTTCTATACTCTTTTAGTTCCTCTTCTGTAACTTGACGTTGTATGTCAATCTTTTCTACTCTCATAGTACTCTTTTAGTTTTAATATTAAATAATCCATTGATTCTGAACTTCCTGTGTACCCACTATATTTTGCGTAGTACTTAATTCGTTCAGGATTCTCGCTTAACTCTCTCTTAAAATCTTTTATATCGGGTATCCTAATAGTTACGTAACTCATAAAAGTTCTGCTGGTGTACCTCTGTATATTCTGTAACTATCTTCGTCAAAATGTTCAGTTGATACTTCAAATATAATTGAACCGTCAACTTGTGGTGTTAATTTATGTGGCTGTCCTCTCTCAATAACAACGGACTGCCCTGCTATTATTGTAGTTGAATGTAATTTAGGTTCTTCAGTATCAATCCACTCAAAGGTGAATGCTCCTTCCTGAACATACCACGTTTCTTTCTTCTTTATATGATAGTGCATTGAGAATCCCATACCACCTTCAGGAAATACTAACAACTTCCCACAATACTCTTCATCATTATGAACCCATAGTTCATAACCCCATTTCTTATCTACTCTCTTTGGCTTGGTTATTTCCATTTATCCTGTATCTCTCTTTCCAAACTTTCAATAGTATAGTCAAATGATAAACTTGCGTATCTTAACATTAACCACGGATTATCTTTGTCAGTATCTACAACTCCAAAATCAAATAATGCCGCTATATCGTATCCTTTAGCTTTTCTGATACGTAACATATCATACAACTGTTCACTTGAATACCAATATCCGGTTTCTAAAGAATCATAACGTTCGTCAACTTTTTCGGTCTTTACTCCACCATAAACTGATTGAGTCTTTGCTACAAATACGTGAGTAAATACATCTGATATATCGTCTATTTCATCAACTACATCTGAATTAGTCAATAGTCCAATTTCAGGATGTATTGCTACTAATGATGAAGGTAAGTTCATTTGTAGTAATGTTATACCATCTTTCTCCGCTCTCTCTTTATATTCTTTAATAAAATACGTAACGTGTGGATTAGTAGTATCCCGTACCGTATTATATGCCTCTATATCTTGTTTTAATTCTTCTCTTGTCATAACTTTATACTCTGTCTTTATCTTTTAATACTCCGTATGTCCGTGTATTAGTTGGAACCATTCCCAATGAAAAGGGTTCTATGGTAAATGTTCCACCTTCCAATACTTCACCATCTAATATAATTCCCTCTTCTATCAATGATTTATAATCCAAATTTATCTCGTCAGAAAATGTATATACCTTTCCGTGTCCGTGTACATTAAATTCATCATTTACTTTATACTCTTTCATATTAATTACTCAATGGAAATTTAATTGTTTCTTCACTTACATAATTTTCCAAGTGTATATCTCCCTCGTGTGAATAGATACCATCTTCTAATATAACCTGTGGAAGTGGATGTCCTTTTCTTGTTAGTTGTTCTTCCACTCCCTCTACCTGATTCTCATAGATATGTGTATCCCCAAGATTCCCGATTAGTTCTAATGGAACCATATTCATTTCATTCGCTATCATCTCTAATAGTAATCCATATGAAGCGATGTTGAATGGAAGTCCAAGTGGTGTATCAACTGAACGTTGGTTCCACATTAAAGAAACACCACGCTTCGGAACGTTTGCAGAATCCAAATGTTCGTCACTACACAAACTTTCATCATCCATATCAGGATATTTATACTCTACCCTCTCTTCGAATGTCAATTCTCTCGTCCAAACTTGGAACCCGTAGTGGCAAGGTGGTAGAACCATATTATCCAATTCACCTACATTCCAAGCATTGACTAACATTCTACGAGAATCAGGAGCCTCTTTTAAACTTTTTAATAAATTATGTATTTGGTCTATCCGTCCTTTGTTATTTTGAATAAACTCTTCTAACGAATCAATACCGTCACCATTCCAATCTCTCCATTGTGCTCCGTAGATTGGGCCAAGGTCAAACAATTCATCAGGTAATCCGTGGTCTTGTCTTGTGACAATATATTTAATTTCGTCCAGAGAATAAGGGTCAGGTGTATTATTTTTATAATTCTTATACCAATCACCATCCCAAATAAATACATTACGCTCCCATAAGTCACGGATGTCAGTTGAACCCGATAAGAACCAAAGTAGTTCTCCTACAATTCCTTTCCAATACATTTTCTTGGTAGTAAGAAGTGGAAATCCTTCTCTCATATCGTGTCTTATCTGTCTTCCGAACACGGAATAGGTTGTACCATTTCGTCCCTCTTTCTTGACTCCGTTCTGTAGGATATCAATAAGTAATCCTTTATACTGCTTGTCTATGTTATTCATTTACTCTACATCTCTCATTTATAGGTTCTTCTACAAACCAAAATTCTATTAATTCAAATTCATTCATTACCTTTCCATTCTTTAACCAACCCTGCTACAAAAAAGAAAACTGACATAATGATTAATGCTATAGCAACTCCTGCGTTAGGACTCGGTTG